GACTGCCACGCGGCTACGATGTCATCCCATAGCTGGAGGAACACGGCCTTGATGGCGGGCCACTCGTCGTACACCCACTTGCCGATGAGCGCCAGGGCGGCGACGGCCAGCGTGATCGGACCAGCCGCGCCCGCGAAGATGGCGATCACCGCTTCGAGCGCAGTGCCGAGCAGGGGAAGCGCGGCGGCAATGGTGCCCACGATGACTGCGGCGACACCGAGCGCGGTTACTGCGTTCGTGATCGGCGCGGGGAGACTCGCCCACCAGTTGGCGAGTTCCTGGATCAGGGTCGCAATCGTGGTGAGCACCGGGGCGAAGTCGTTCAGCGTCTTGAGCAGCGTGCTGCCGATGACCTCCTCGGCCTTCTCGGCAGAGTTCCCGAGCATCGCCATCGCACCGTTCCAGGTCGTGCTGGCAAGATCCGCAGCGCCCTGGAAGCGTTGCTCCATCTCATCGGTGACGGCCTCGGTGACCTGCTGCGCCGTCACCATGCCCTTCTTCACCATGTCCTGCGCGGTCGCCACGCTCACGCCCAGTTGATCCGCGAGAGCGCCCCATGCATCGACGCCCTCCTGCTCGAAGGCCTTCATGTCGCGCTGCGAGGCCACGAGACGCGCCGACATCCCGTCGATGGTCTGGCTTACGTTGTTGATCCAATCCGGCCCCTGCTTCAGCCCGCTGGCGGCATCTACGAGGGCCTGCATCGTCTCGCCGGTCTGCTCTGCCGACACACCGAGCTTCAGCATGTTCTGCGCTGCGGGGCCGAGCACATCGGCGAAGCTGAACACCGACGAGAGGCCCATGCCTTCGAGCTTCTCGAAGAGGTCGCTTGTCTCCTGCGTTGCGCCGTTCAGTGCCTGGAAGCTGGCCTGGAGCTTCGCAACCTGCGTCGCAGCGTCGATGCACTCGCTGGCGAAGTCCTTGACCCTCGACGCGATCTCGACGGCACCCGCCGCCTCGGCCATCGCCGTGAAGGCATCGGCCATCTTGCCGATCTGGCTGGAGGCCTGCTGCGTGTTCGACTGCACCGAGTTCACCATGTCCTTCAGTGCGGACAGGAACTCGGTGTTATCGAGGGTTGCCCTGGCTCTCAGTTCACCGGCATCAGCGGCCATTGCGCTTCACCTTGCCCGACCAGTAGGCCTGGGCGTATGCGTCGTAGCGTGCGATCACGTTGTCGTTCTCGCCTGGGGCGAAGCGGGAGGGCGGGCGCTCTCCCTTCTTCGCAAAGCGGCCTCCAGGCGGCACCGGCTCCACCAGGACGGCAGGCCTGCCACGCTGGGGCTGCGCCTGGGCCAGCTGCGCCTCATCGCCCATGCTCAGGCGCACACGTCGGCGCAGCATGAACTCCATCGGCTCCATGAAGGCGGCATCCTTCCCACGGTTGACATTGAAGACTGCCCACGGGGCGAGGGCGGCGAGGTATTCGAGCAGGTCCTGGCGTTCCAGGTCACGCGCTGCCAGAGCGTTGAACTCTTCGAGCGTGAGGTCCCAGAACTCTAGTTCACTGCACCCGAGGTCGTATCGGCCAACGGACCAGATTGTGAGCCAGTCGTAGGTTCCGCTGGCCGCTCGGCGTTTGGGAGGTTGGCGAGGGCCTTCTCGATATCGAGCCAGCGCCCGGTCGCAGCGTAGCCCAGCATGGGCGCGAGGTCGAGCAGCATCGACGCATCGACGTTCTCCTCCACCCAGTCCTCGGTGATGTCGGGGTGCTTCGTCCGCACGCCGTAGTAGAGGATCACGCCCAGCTTCTCGGGGTCCTGTAGTGCATCGCCCAGGCCCTTCAGCACGACGATCTGACGGTCGGCTTGCAGGGCCTTCAGCACCTTCAGCGTGAAGCGTAGCTCCAGCTTCTTGCCGCCGATCTCCAGCACGCACGGCATGCCCGGTTCGGGTTTGGTGTATGTCATTACGACCCCGCCTGACTGATCGAGAACACGAGGCCCAAGCCCGTGATCGTGATAGTGCCGGTGCGGGCCGTGCCGGTGGAATTTGCGGCCACAGCGTAGGTCACGCTGGCATCGCCCACCTGTATGCCGGTGGGAGACGTGATGGTGATCCAGGTGTCACTCGCCACTGGACTCCACGGGGCATTGCTGCCCCCGGCCTTCACCGAGAAGGTGCCGGTGGGCGATCCCGCTGCGGTCGGGCTTGCGGACGAAGGCGTGAGCATGATCGGGCTCGGGACGGCAAGCAGCGGTGTCGTGATGCGGATGGCGATATTGCGCGTCATCACGCCCGCCACCTTGTAGTCCTCGCCCATGCCCTTGATGAAGCCGTGGAACTGGCGCGTGTAGTGCGTCGGGTCGGGGGCCACCAGTTGGAACTTCGTCACGACGCGGTTGATGAACAGATACTCCATGCCGAAGGGCGAGTCGGGGGCCTGCGTCGGTTCGCCGGGAATCCAGTAGCACGGGAAGCTGAGATCGCCCAGGTCGATCAGGCCGGGAATGGTCTGCTTGATAGGCACGCCGGTCGAGTGCGACGTGACATCGACCTCGGCCATCGCGTTCGTCGGGCCGGTGATGTCACCCACGCCTTCGACGGTAGTGAAGGCCTCGGTCGTGCTGCCGCCAGACGATAGCACCTGGATCAGCGTGCCGTATGCGGGGATGCCGCCCACGGATGAATCAGGTGCTGCGGACCTGGGACTGATCGGCGGTGCGGGCGGCGGCGGGACTCTGCTGCCGGTCGCGGGAGGAGGTGCGGTTGTGGTGCTCATTGCGGGTATTACTCCTGGTTGGTGTTACGGGTGGTGGGTCCTGATTCAGGTAGCGGAACATGATGCGGTATTCCTGAATCACTTGGTACAGAAGCGTGACGGGCTCCCAGGCCCACGTCTGCGTCATGTAGAACGAGTGCCCGATGTGGACGTTCTCGAAGTCGCCCGAGAGCGAGTGCAGGAACATCCGCAGCGAATCGGCAATCGCCAGGGCGCGGGACTGGGAGTTATCGAAGATGGATACCTGATAGAGGCGGTCGATCTGATCGAGCGGCCCATGCTGCGTGGTGAGGCCCAGCGGATCGACGGGGCCGACCATGAAGAACACGATGTAGGGGATGTGCTGCTGATCGGCCGGCACTTGCGGACCACGCATCAGGAACACTCGCGTACCGACGAGGTTGGTGTGGATCAGCAGGTCGCGGAGTGTCTGCTCGAAGATGACCATCAACTGTTCTGCGACGGGTGGTATGCGTTCGCCGCTGCTGCGGCTTCGAGTAACTGCTTCACGCCGGGTGCGATGTCCTGCACGTAGGTCGTCCCCATCTGGAGGAACGCAGGCCGGAAGAACGGGCGCGGCGACATCTTCGAGGTCCCGAACTCCACGTAGGACGCATACGGTGCGATGCGCTTCCGCGCCACGAGGTAGACGCCGCGCTGCGTCCTGGGTCCTCGCGTGGCGATCATGGACTTCCGCAGGTTCCCCGGCTTGAACTTGCCGTAGACCTTCTTGCCGATGGGCGCGAGGTTCTGCGCGTTGGCGATCATGGCCGAGGCAGGCCCCATGATCACGTCCTTAATCTTCGGGTCCTTGTCGTCAATGGCTGCGCCTGCGGCCTCGAAGGTGTTGCGTAGTTCCTCCAGGCCCTGCCACTGGAAGATGACCTTCTTCGCCATTACGCCCCGCTCGGCGGCTGCGCCATCTGCCCGCTCGGCTGCGTGATCTGCACGCTGGCCGATGACCACGAGTCGCCCGACGCGCTGGTGGCTGTCACCGTGTCATTCGCTATGCCCGCAGAAGTTGACGGCGCGGCATAGAAGCCGCCCAGGCCAATCTTCCCCACTGCGCCAGCCTGAAGGCTCCACACGACCGTCTGGTCCGTTGCGGGCGTGCCGTCGGCATTCGTTACCGTCGCGGTGAACTGCTGAGTCTGGCCGGGATTCAGCGAGACATAGTTGGGCTGAATTGTGATTCGCACACCAACCACCCGCTCGGTGTAGGTGAAGCTGTTGCCCTGGCGGTCGGAGCAGTTCATGGTGTGCGTGGTGCCGCTGCCGTCCAAGGACGCGCTGGAGTTGGCGTTCGTCCACTGGCTGGTGGCGAGGTATTGGTCGAGTGCATCGAACACGCCCTGCGCGTCCTCGATGGTCTTGGCGTTGCGGTTTGCTGGTGTCACAGAACCTCCTGGCAGGTGAGTTGAAGCTGTACGCGCCGCCGCGCAATGTCCTGCATGCCCTTGATCTCGTAGGTGTGCTCGTGATCCTGGACGCGCCAGCGGGCGTCGATATCGCGGCGGTAGCGGATGAATATTTCGATGGTGACCGTCTCAACGGTGCGGCCTGCCTCGTTGACCTCCATGCCCTGCACGGGGTCGATGCCCGCCCACACGTCGGCCACGGGTTGGTAGTCTACGATCTCGTCCTCGAATTCGTTGTAGACGGGCTCCAGAAGCGTAACCCGCTTATCGAGGTCGCCTGCCCCGATGGTTGGATCAACCCTGGTCCGAGCCATGACTTATGAGTAAGTCGGATAGTCGCGTTCCGAACTTAGTAATTCTTTGTAACCGAGCGGCATCTCCACGCCCTGCATGGTGCGCCCGGTGCTGACGGCCTCGCGGTTCCTGTACCAGTGGGCAATCAGCAGCAGCATCGCCAGCTTGATGTTCTCGCCCACCGTGGCGTCGATGGTGTTGCGGAGATAGTTCTCGGTGTTCAGCCGAGCCGCCATCTCGTAGTCGGTGAGCAGCGTGTCTTCCGTCGGTCTGGTCTGGCTCGATGTGGCAGTGCAGCTTGATCTCGGGCAGCGTCAGCACAGGCTCCCGGCCTGATGCCGAGCCGGAAGGTGTGACAGGCGGCGGGGGCGTGGCCGGTGACTGGTCCCACCAAGATCCCCACCAGCCCATCGGCGCGGTGATGGTCACGAGGTTGCGAACGAAGTTGTCCTGGTCCTCGTAGGCCCCAGGCTCATACGACGCGGCAGGCTGCGGGTCGGTCGGCACGCGCACGTATGGGACCTGGGGCGGCAGAGGATCGCCTGGGTTCAGTACCGGCTCTATGCTCTCCTTGCGCTCAGTTGGCCCAGGCCGCTCGTGTGGCCGTGCGAGGCCACGCTGGATCATCCAGCCAGCCACGGCATCGGGGACCGTCAGAACAGCACCAGCGCGGACCTTGATGCCGTTCGGCAGTTCGATGTCGTGGATGGCCTGGATCGTCATGGCTTACTTGGTGTGCTGGTGCTGCGCGGGCCTCGCCGCCGCGCCGCTGCCGCTTCCGCCGCCGAGCGCAGCCGCCTCGAAGGGACCACCGCCCGCGCACGGCGGGCAGGAGAACGGCCCACAGACGAAGGCCTGCGGAACGAACACCGCGAAGGCCACGCGCTCCTCGGCGCGGATCGTGACCAAGTTGCGAACGAAGTCGTCCTCGTTCTGGAAGGCGATCTCGACGGTCACTGTCTCGCGGTCGAACAGGGCGCACTGGCCGGGGAACGCACCCACCAGGAAGTCGCCCACAGCCATGTTCGGCGTGGTGACTACCGGCAGGCCCCACACGCGCAGCAGGCCGTCCTCACGCGGGGCGCGGTCGGACAGAACGTAGCTGCCGAACGAGGTCTTCATCATCTCGATCTTGGCTTCGTCGGTCGGGTTCAGGATGATCGCATTCGGGAAGTAGAACTGGTTCTCGATGTGCGTCTCCGCGATGTTCAATTCGTCAATCGAGTTGAACGTGTTGCCGGTGCCGGGAGGAGTCCAGAAGGTCGCCTCCTTCGTGGCCTGCGGCATGATGCCGTACAGGTGCCCCGCCGTGTTGTCACCGTACAGAATCTCCTTGTCTTCCTTGAGCAGGCAGAACAGCGAGAGCTTCTGCTCGATGGTCGCCATGATGAAGGGCACGTCCTGCGCCATCTGCCGCGACACCTTCACGAAGGTAGCGATGGTGCGGACGTTGGCCGTGAAGTCGGTGTACGTGACGCCGGTCTGCGACTTCTTGTCGCCTTCGTTCACCTGATAATCAGCGGTCGGCACCGTCCACGTCTCACGCACGTACTCGACCGCGTTTGTGCCGTCTAAAGGGATTACCGGCACCACGTCGCGCATCACCAGGGGCGCGAACCGCTGCGGGATGAGGCCCACGCGGTAGGGGAAGATCGGGTATGCACCAGCAGGCGGCACGATCCCAGTCGGCCCGCCCTCAACGATGGTGGTCGCGGCCTTCATCGCGTCGGGCCGCAGCCGTCCCTTGATGGTCGTCTGCATCTGGAAGCGCCCGTTCCAGGTGCAGGACTTAAACCCGTCGCTCTCGACCACCTGCTGCGAGAGACTCTTCATCTCGGGCAGTGCAGGCCCGCCCGCGCCGGGTGCGCGGCTGCTGCGCTCCATCAGCGCCTTGATCTTCGCGTCCTGGTCGTCGGCCCGCCTGCTGTAGGTCGCAACCATCTCGTCGTGCTTTTTGTTCATGTCCACCTCGATGCGGTTGCACTTCTGGCGTGCCTCCGAATCGACGTAGCCCTGCTCGTCGCGGATCTTCTGGCCTTCCTCCCATGCGGTCTTCCATTCGTGACGGAGCCCCCGCATAAGCTCCATGTCGTCCTTGAACTGTGTCGTCGGTGTCATTCGGTCCCCCAAGGCGCGGCGGCGAAGGCCCGCAGCACCCGGCTGTAGCGGTTGGAGTCGCCGAGCATCCCACCCGATGACAGGTTTAAGTCCGAAGCCACGCGAACAATACGCCGCGCATCGGCCTTTGAGAGGTGCTCGGCATCCCGCAGATACCTCTCGAATTCGCGGATGCTCTTTACATCCGCCACATACGCCTTCGGCTGCGCCGGGAACGGCGTGAGCGAGACTTCCCAGAGGTCAATCTCCTTGATGCTCCGAAGGTTGTTCTCCTCGTCCCAGTCCCAGTCGTTGGCGATGAAGCCAATCGACATGCCCATGCGGTAGCCGATGTCGGCAGCGGCCTTGAGCATCTCGTATGCGTTGTTGCCGTCAGTGGTGCCGGTGAACAGTTGGCCGTTGAGCATCAGGCCCTTCCCGTCCTCGCTCAGTGACGTTGACAAACCGAGCGGCAGGCGGTCGCTGTCGTGGTTGTAGAGAATCGGGACCTTGCCCTTCTTCTCCGCGATGGTCTGGCCGAAGGCACCGGGGATGATCTTGTCGCCCTGGAGGTCCTTCGCGTAGGCCGATGCGTAGCCGCTGAACTGGCCGTTGCCCTCGGCCTTCACCTCAAACATGGCGAACGTCTTGCGCTCCAGCGGCTCGGCGCGGAAGTACTGCTCCAGGACCTCGCTGCGGCTGGCGAGGTCGGGCACGTCCTTGCCGCCGTCGTCAATGTGCCGCGCCAGATGGTTGTAGACGCCCTGGCGGTCGGCATCGGGGATGCTGGCGCCGCCGCGCCCGCCGTTGAGCACGCCGATCCCGCTGGAGGCCGCACGAGTGTTGGCCGCGCCGATGTCACCATCGCCCGACACCATGTGGTGCGGGAACTTGTACGCGCTCTTGGTCGTGGGATCTGCATCGGGGTCCTGCCACGCGAAGGCCTTGCGGTAGTAGCCCTCGCCCTGGTCGCTCTTGAGGTTCTTCACGTTGTCGCCCGCGTCCCACGCTGCGTCCGTCGTGCCGGTTGAGTGTGATCGGATCGCTCCCATATCAGTTCTCCTGGCCTGCTGGCTTCGCCACAGGCGAGGGCGGTGCCGGTGGCGGCGGCTTCTGCCCAGGTGCAACTTCGACCATGTTCAGCGGCGTCAGATAGTCGTCGCCGCCCTCGAAGGTGTTCATGTCCTCCTTCGTGCGGACATCGTTTGCCGAGAGCCATCCCCACTGCCGCCCGATGGCGTAGGAGTTGTAGCGGGTCGCAATATCGCCACGCTCGAAGGCATCGAGATTGAAGCGCCAGGAGGTCTGCGGATCGAGCATCGCCTTATCGACGCCCTGCTCCAGGCAGCGCACGTAGGGATACAGCGTGTAGCGGACGAATTCGAGGGACTGCTGTTCGACCGATGCGTAGGTCGGCTTGTCCATCGCGCCGATCATGTGCGGCGGCACGCCGAAGATCCTGGCAACCTGCTCGACGGAGAACTTCTGTTCCTGGATGAACTGAAGCTGCTCGGGCGGGATGCCGATGGGCGTGTACTTCATGCCCTCTTCGAGGATGGAGACGTTGCCCGCGTTGGCAGGCCCGCCGTGGGTGTCCTGCCAGGACTGGCGGATGCGTGCCACCTGATCGGGCTTGAGCACGCCGGGATATTCGAGCACGCCACCGGGCCTGCCGCCGTTCTGGTAGAGCGAGGTGGCGTAGGCCGTGGACATCGTGGCAACGCCGAGCGTCTGCGACTGGTAGATCAGCACCGGCAGGCCGAAGTACCCGTCCATCGTGAACATGCGGAAGTGAATGATGTCGGTGTCCTGGAAGATGCAGAACCGCCCGCGCAGGTCCGAGTAGTAGTAATCGAAGGTGCCGTCCAGGTTCAGCACCATCGAGACGCGGGCGGGGTTGAGCGGCCAGATCCCCACCACCTCGCCGTCGATGCGGTCCACCCAGGTGTAGCCGTTGCCGTAGAGCAGCAGGCCGAGCAGTGTGGGCTGAAGCCACTGCTCCATCGGCATCATCGGGTTCGGGCTCCTGCGTGAGGACCCCGTACAGCGGATGCTTGAGCGCCTTCTCCTTGCCGGTCGGCGTCAGCTTGAACAAGTCCACGGGCAGCGATGAGATGGAAGTCGAGATCAGGCGGCAGCAGGCCCACACCGCCGCAATCGACATCGCCGCATTGGCAGCGGGGCTGATGCCGATCACACCGGGCATCGTGTTGACCGGCGTGCCCACCGCGCCCTTCGGCTGCGCCCCGTCCACCTGGATCGGCGTGCCGTGCAGGGCCTTCAGGCCATCAGGCCCCTGGTGTGGCGCAGCTGGTGGAGCAGAGGCCCTGCCAAAGCGCACAGGCAGGCGATCCAGGAAGCGCCGAACTACAGGGACCATAAGCCTCGGTTCTCGTAATCGGCCTTAGCGCCGGTGCGGTACATGCCCCGGTGAATGCACATCAGCAGGCCCACCACACCGTCGATCTTCTTCTCGGGCGCGTCCTTGGTCGGCTTCAGCAGGTCGCCAGAGCGGGCCACCTTGACGTTCGACATCATCCAGGCCAGCACCGGGTCGCCGTCGTGCTTGATGCGGCGAGAGAGCACGAGGCCCTCAAGCTCGACCATCGCTGGCGATAGGTTGGGCGCGGTCTGCCGCACCTCTTACGGGCTTGCGTAGGCCTGCCTTCTCGATGTCGTTGATCAGCGGGCCAGCGTCGAAGGGATCGAGGGCGATCTCGCGCACGTCATGCACAGCGCAGAGGTCCGCGAGGTTCTCGATGATGTAGTCGAAGTCGGTGATTACCCCAGGCGTGGCCGTCAGCCGCCCTGCCGCTTCCCAGGCCTGATAGTGGCTGTTCTCGCTGCGGCTCACCGTGTCCTCGGGCAGGTAGTAGCGCCCGAACACGGCCCACCAGTCGCGGCGGTCGGTCGGTGGGAAGGCGATCATCGTGGTGCTTGGCCCAGATGCCGTGGATGTGCGGGAAGTGCTGCACGACATCGCAGACCCGCTCCGCTGCCTTCACATCGAAGTAGAAGGGCTGGTCCTTGCCGCGCCAGCGGTCCAGGTCCTCAAGGTGTCGGCGGCAGGCGAGGCGTACCCACTGGCAAGCCGATACATCCCCGCCCGCCACTGCCTGGGCGTACTCAGTCCCACGCGCCACGCAGGGTGATGTACGCGCCAAGGTCGGCATTTACCCAGAGGTCAGAACAGAGCCGAGAGAGCCCAGAACGCGAGGCCCGCCGCGACGAGATTGCCACGCGGCGGCTGCGTTCCCAATGCGGCGATTGCGAAGCACAGTACCGCGATGATCACGAGCACAGGCTTTACGGTCGTCGGCATGGTTCACTCCTATCCGGTTGCGATGTCGTCCCAACCGCCCGTTGCGGCGGGCACGTCACCGAGTGCAATGCGCGTGCGGCTGGCTGGCGAGAAGCCCAGGTGATCCACTGCACGCAGCATGATTAGGGCCTGCTTGTTGACGACCGGCAACCAGGGCGACTGAATAGGTGCGCCCGTGTTCGGGGCCTTCATCAGCATGCCGAACTTCCTCACTTCGGCCACGGCCTTGCGGTGCAGCACATGGGCGCAGCACCACGTCTCAAGCACAGACGAATCGAGCTTGCGAAGCAGACCTGGCGGTGCGTTGTCGATGGCATACTGCCAGACCTCGCGCAGTTCTTCAGTCGAAGTGCGCGGGCGCGTCCTTCAGGTCGCCCACCGGCTTCGGCTCGTTCTTGTTGATCTTCCGCTTGCCGGGGTTGCCTCGGATAATCTTCAGGTGCGTGGGCACCGGGGGATTCGGCATTACGTCCTCACAGTTGCGTACCAGTCGCGCAGGCTCTCGTTCTCGATGGGCTTCACCTGCTCCAGCGTCATCGAGTGCCGGCCGTTTGCGACAGGCCCCGCGTCGGCCTTCAGCTTGAGCGGAGTGCTGAAGTACTGCCACGCATTGGCGATGTAGTGCTGCGGCCTGCCCCATCGCCGCTTCGTCGTCACCACACCGGGCCATTGCCGCTCCAGGCTGCGGGCCATGTTCAGCCGCCCATCGCCCTGGTAGAGGTCCTCGGTGTTGCCGCCCTTCATCAGCATCGTCCGCACCTTGTGGATCACGAAGGCGTTCACCAGGATCGTGCACCAGCCCGCTGCCAGCACCTGCAAGCAGAGGTCGGTGTCCTCGTTGTAGCGCCCGCGCCAGCGGAACTCGAGGTCGTTGCGGATCAGCATGCACGAGTAGACATGCACGTTCACGTTGAAGGGCTTGATGGTCTTCCCGTTCGGGACGAACATCTCGTAGTTGAGGCCAGCGATGGCGACGTTCTCGTAGCGGTCGGTAAAGTCCTCCACCGCTGCCAGCGCGGCCTCGGAGTTGCACGGAATGCGCTTGCCCTGGAACCGCCGCTTGATGGCATAGATGTTGTCATCGACCACCCAGTGGCGTTCGTGCCCCGCCGCCCTGGCGTGCTCCCAGATCCAGTTACGCGCCGGGATCGAGCCCAGGCCCAGGTCGGAGAAGGGCAGGACGAGTAACCGCCCTTCCCCGAACCGGGCCGCGTACAGATCGGCTTCCTGCGGTTCGACTACGAGGTAGAAGGGCGTCCGGTCCTCCACCAGGAATCGAGCGGTCAGGCAGCAGTCAGCGCGGCCCTTCGACGGAACGTAGACCGGGTAGCGCATCAGGCCGTCTCGTCTTCCTCCTCGGCGGGCTCGGCCTTCCCGTCGGCTATCAGTTCCGATGCCTCGTGCTCGGTGACCTCGAATTCCTCGCCGGGAAGGTAGGTCTTCCCAGCCCAGGTGATGTAGCGCAGCGCCGTCACTCGCATGCGTTGCTCCTCTCGAATCGAAGTGAAGCCAGATCCTCGGCCTCGCGGTACGGCCACCACGTCACCCACGGGGCCGTGACCGTCTGGCCCTTCTGCTGCACCTTCAGGTTGCTGACGGCGCAGAACTGCTCCCGGTCCTCTGGGCTACGGAAGCTCACGATCAGCTTGAACGGCAGCTTCCCGTTCTCGTAGTCGGGCATGCCCGCCTCGGCCCAGGCCGCGGATTCCTGGTGGTCGGCAATCTCGGCCCGCGTGACGAAGATCAGGTTCGCCAGCATCGCCTCGTCGTAGCCGGTGCCGAGCAGGGTGTCGAGTTCGCCGATGTCCTTCAGCAGTTCCGTGAAGGCACGGTCATCCACCACGCCCAGATGCGGGATGCCGTTGTCACCGGCCAGCACCTTCAGCGCGGCAGGACTGTCGGGATCGATCGCTAGGCGAATCACCGGCACCTGGGCCACGCCCATCTCGCCCAGTGCCTGCACGACACCGTGGCCCGCCAGGATGGTGCCCTCCCTGGCGATCACGATGTTGCGGTAGATGCCGTGCTCGGTGATGCTGGCCTTGATGTGCTCCAACTGGTCGGGCGGGTGCTGCCGGTAATTCCTGGGATGCGGGCGAAGCTCGTGGAGGGCCACCAGTTCGTGGGGGAGGTCTGGATGGTGCCCTCCCTGCTCGACGGGGGCCTCTGGGGCGATTGGAGCCGTCCTACGTGGCATCCTGGTCGATCCCCTGGAGGGCCACCCGGCGGCAAGGCTCCCCGAATCGTGAACTGCGGGCGCAAAAATTATAGCGGCGAGCGCATTCCCGGCGTTCCAAAAATGTTTTGCGATAACCCCTGGCCGGGGCAGGTGCGCTGAATAATGGGCGCAGCTGCGGGATGAGCGCGTCTGCGCCCGCCTGCCCGTCCGAGCGGCAAGAGGTAGACAAGGGCAGGAACCTGGACCGACCGGCCTCCTGGCCCGTCCCTGGCGCAGGGCGGGGCATCGGAGCGGCGGTCTTAAATTCCCAAGCGGGGGCGGGTGAATTCTCAGGGCCGGGGGCCATCGTTCCGGCACTCCCCCTTACCCCACAGTTCCATTGCGGTCTTGCGGCCGTGGCATGTAACGCAGAGGCCTTGCCAGTTGCGTTGATCCCAGAACAGGCCCGCATTACCACGATGCGGCGTGATGTGATCGAGCACGGTTGCAGGCTGCTGCTTGCAGCGGTTGCAGACTGGATGCCGCACGAGGAATGAATGGCGCAGCACACGGAACCGCTTGTTGGCAGGCGAGAGGGCGGGGTCGAACCAGGAGGGTCGAACTGTAGCATGGGCGCGGCAGAATCCGCCGCGCACTGCATAGCTGCGGCAGAGCGGGTGACGGCACTCCTGGTGTGCGCCCTGCGGCATTGCTCACTCATACGTGCAGCGAGGATGATGCTCGATGATGCGCGAGGCCGAGGCATCCAGCCTTCGGTAGCGTGTGAAGCGCACGCCAAGGGACGGCCCGCTCGGCTCACCGATCCGCACCGCCGACGTTGCGGCAGTACTGACCAGAACCACATTGCGGATGCGGCCCGCCGACGTATCGGGCAGGGCCGCACCGCTGGTCACCATCGCGGATGCCAGAGCCGATGGAACGTAGCGCAGATGCTGGCCCATAGTGCTCGTAACTGCGACACGCGCATGGAAGCCCAGCTTCATCGGCGGGAAGGAGGACGAGGCGCAGGGTTGCCCTGGCCCGTGTTCTGCGCGAACTTGATGTCGCCCGACACGGCCTCGCCGCTGATGACTTCCACGTCATACGACGCCGTAACGGTTCTGACACCTTCGCCCAGGTCCGCATCCGCGGTCGCGTGGACCTGCACCTTACCGATAGGACCGGGTGCGAACAGGTTGGCGATACTCGGGTTGCCCGTGGCAACCGTGACCGTGCAGGTGTCGGGATTGCTCGATTCCCACTTCGTGGGGCCGTCCACCTTGACCGGGTTCCCGCCCTTGTCGTTCCACTGCACCGATACAGTGGCGTAGGTTCCTACTTGCATCGTGCTGCTCATGTGCTCACCTCTGAAGGTCAGATTGTTGATCTGAACTGTGAATACGGCCCGCCAGCGGTCGCCCGCGCATTCGTGGACTACGACTAGCGGAGTGGCAAAGCTAACTTGGATCTTCTCCATAGCGACACGTGGAGTGTGCAGAAGAATTGAGGCGGGATGCTATCGCTTCGGTATGAGGGCCTGTCCCACACGGCCCACGATCATCGTATGCCAGCGGGCGCAGCAGGCGCAACCGGGGCAACAAAGACCCGCGCCTGCGGGATGGCACTTTTCCGAAAACGCCACCTATCGGCCAGTCACCATCTGCACCAGATCACAGCTTCTTTGCTACTACATGGAAGACCTTCGGCGCGTTGCCTTGGTGCGCAGGCACGGTCATGTCGATAGTCATGTTGAGGTCGATTCTCTCCCCGGAGACGGTGCCTTCATACTTCGTCGTCACGCTGTGGCCGCCCAATTCCCGGATTAGCTCGAAGTAGATATGACTCCCGTTTACCTTACCTCTGGAGATCGGGGTCACTACGGGCGGGGGCGGAGTATCGCCAGATCCAGGACTGCCAGTGAAACCCTGATGCGTCAGCGAACCGGTCAACTTGGCCCCGTCAGCCTTCAGATCGAGCAGATCGGGTTTTACCGTGGGTCCAGA